CTACAACTGATACTTTAACAAACAAAACTTTAACTGCACCTGTTATTTCTAGCATTGTCAATACAGGTACTTTAACTTTGCCAACATCTACAGATACCTTAGTGGGCAGAGCAACAACTGATACGCTTACAAATAAGACAATTAGTGGCTCAAGCAATACTTTATCTAATATTGGTAACTCAAGTTTAACTAATTCATCTATCACGATTGGTGGCACATCTATTGCTTTAGGCGGTTCATCTTCTGCAATTACAAATGATATTACTATATCAGGTCTTACTGTTGGTAAGGGTGCTAATGGTGTTGGCGGCAATACAGCTTTAGGCTATGCAGTATTGGGTTCAGGCTCTTTAAGTGGTGGAAGCAATACAGGTGTTGGATATTTATCATTAAACTCAAACACAAGCGGAACTAATAATGTTGGTGTTGGGCAACAATCTTTGCAATTAAATACAACTGGCGGTTCAAATGTTGGATTAGGATTTACAGCTTTATATCAAAATACTTCTGGAAACTATAATATTGCGGTAGGAACAAATGCTCTTTACTCAAACACCACCGCATCTAATAACACAGCAGTAGGCTATCAAGCTGGGTATTCAAATACGACTGGAACACAAAATACTTTCTTAGGATATAGTTCAGGTTATCTCGTAACTACTGGCTCACAAAATACTTTTGTTGGTCAAAGTTCAGGTAGTCAAGTTTCTGCTTCTACAGCAAACGCAAATACTGGTGTTGGCTTTCAGTCAATGCTTTATAATTCATCAGGTGCAAGCAATACTGCGTTAGGAACTCAATCTTTATATAACAACACCACCGCATCTAATAACACAGCAGTAGGTTATCAGGCTGGATACATATATACAACAGGTAACAATAACATAACAATCGGTTACACTGCAAACGGTTCTAGTTCAGCCGCTTCAAATGAAATTGTTATAGGCGCAAGTCTTACAGGTAAAGGTTCTAATACAGCATTTATTGGAGGTACTTCAGGTGCATATAATGGGGCAAATTCAACACTATGGTCAGTTACTTCTGATATTCGTATAAAGAAAAATATTATATCTTTAGAATCAGGATTAAATGTTATTTCAGCTCTACGACCAGTGGAGTTTGATTATATTAAAGATAACAAGCATGACATTGGATTTATTGCACAAGAATATCAAACTGTTCTACCAGCACAAATTAGCGAAGGTGATGATGGGATGTTATCTTTAAACCAAAACTTAGTACCATACTTAGTAAAAGCAATCCAAGAACTTAAAGCAGAATTTGACGCATACAAAGCAACCCACCCTTAATAGGAGAATTAAATGGCAACAGTAACAACTTGGACTTGGACAATTAATTCCATGTACACACTACCTAACGTACCAAATCAACCAAACTATGTAGTCAATACATTGTGGACTTTGACTGGCACAGACGGAACACAAACCGCATCTATTGGTGGCAACACACAGTTTACGGTAGAGCAATCTGACCCTAACTTTGTACCTTATGCTAACTTAACGCAGGCTATTGTGATTGGCTGGGTACAAACAGCATTAGGAGCACAAGGCGTTGCTAACTACGAAGCAAACGTACAAGGACAGATTAACAGCTTGGAGAACCCACCTGTATCCCCATCAAATACACCATTGCCTTGGAGTAATTAATGGCTCAACCGTTTGACATAATTTCTCGTGCATTAAAAGACATTGGTGCTTTAGAAGCAGGTGAAACTCCAACACCTGAAGCAGCTCAAGATGCTTTTGATATGTTAAATGACATAGTAGATCAATGGTCAAACGAATCAATGATGGTTTCTTATAAAACAGAAATTATCTATCCTATATCACCAGGTGTTACACAATATACAATTGGCCCTGGTGGAACAATTGGGGCAGTATTTACAGGTTCTATATCAGGCAATATATTAACGGTTACAGCAATAGCAAGTGGCGCAATAGCATTAGGACAAACTCTTAATGGTTCAGGTATTACAGACGGCACAACTATCGTAGCATTTCAATCTGGTGCTGGGGGAAATATCAATGAAGTTGGCACATATACACTTAACATTAGTCAAACTGTTACATCTACAACAATTAATTCGTATTATCAGCGACCCCTTTCTATTAATAGTGCTTTTGTGCGTATTAATACATACAGTAATAATCAGCCTATTACTAATGGTGGCCTCGATTATCCAGTTGCAATTCTTAACGTAGAAGATTACGAAATGATTGGTTTAAAAACGCTTGCTGGCCCGTGGCCCAAAGCTCTTTATTACCAACCAACCGAAACATTAGGAAACATTTTTGTATGGCCTAATCCATCACAAGGTGAAATGCATATATTTGCAGACACATTATTTGCACGTTACAACACTATCAATGACCCAATTATATTGCCACAGGGTTACTCAATGGCTCTCAGATGGTGTTTAGCTGAACGTCTAATGCCTATGTATGGCAAAGCATCTGCAACGCAAATAGGGATGATTAACGCATATGCATCACAAGCAAAAGCTACTATAAAACGCACTAATATGAAACCGATTCAATCTGCTAGATTCCAAGATGCGATGTTAAGTAGTCGGCAGCGTGATGCGGGCTGGATTTTGAGTGGGGGTTTCTTTAGATAATGGCAGACTTCGGACTTGTTGGCCCTTCTTATGTAGCTCCTTCTATTTATGTAAATGGCGAGGAGTGCATTAATTTTCGACCAGAAATAGATCCAACAAAACAAGCTGGGCAACGTGGTGTAGTAGCTTTATATCCAACACCAGGATTGACTGCACAAATTACATTAAATACTGCTGAAATTAGAGGCATGAGAACCGTATCTGGTGGACAGTATATGGTTGTTGTTTGTGGATATTATGTATACGTTATAACATCAACATTGACTCCTACATTGGTAGGTCAATTAAATACAAACACAGGAATAGTTGGCATTACAGATAATGGAATAAATGTTTACATTGTAGATGGAACATATCGCTATACATGGAGAATTTCAAATCCAGCATCTGCACAATTTATTGGCTCAGTATCGGGAACAACATTAACCGTTACATTAATGAAATCTGGAACTATTGCAGCAGGGCAATCGTTATATGGATTAAGTGTAAGTAATGAAACCGTCATAACGGCATTAGGCACAGGTACAGGCGGTGTTGGTACATACACAATTAACCTTACACAAACAGAGCCATCTGAAGTTTTTAATACTTCTGCGGTAGGTGCAATTTTTACAGGATCAATAAGTGGTACAACTTTAACGATAACTGCCGTTTCATCTGGAACAATTTACGCAGGACAAACTGTTCAAGGAACAAGTATAGCAGCAGGTACGGTTATAACATCTTATGGCGGTGGAACAGTATTAGCAACTGCAATTGCAACAGGCGGTACAGGTTATGCGGTTAACGATACGATTACAGCTCAAGGTGGAGTTTATGGCAATACTCCTGCAACATATATTGTTTCTAGCGTAACTAGTGGTGTTGTTACTGGTTTAACAACTACAAACTCAGGAAATTACACAAGCAATCCATCTAATCCTGTAAGCACATCAACTTCTGGAAAAGGTACAGGTTTAACACTTACATTAACATTTGGTACAGGCATTGGTGGCACAGGAACATATATTGTAAGTAATTCTCAAACTGTAGCATCTGAAACAATGTATGGATTAAATTTTAGTGTTTTGCCAACATCAGATGGGGCATTTTCTGGTGCAAATGTTGTTGATATTGTTGATAACTACTTTATTTTTAATAATCCAAATACGCAACAATGGGCAGCATCTAATATTTTAAGCCCAATAACTCCTGCTTTATCATTTGCAAGTAAGTTTACAGGGCCAGATAACCTTGTTTCTATTATTGCAGATCATGGGCAAGTATATTTATTAGGTGAAACAACATCTGAAGTATGGGCAGATGCAGGAACATTTCCATTTCCATTTCAACGTATTCCAGGATCTTCAAGTCAGCACGGCATAGTAGCTCAAAACTCAATAGCTCGACTAGGTAATTCTTTTGCTTATTTAAGTAAAAATATTCGTGGTCAATCGCAAGTAGTAATGATGAACGGATATTTTCCAGAAAGAATATCTACTCATGCCGTAGAAAACAGTTTAACTGACCAATATGTAGAAGATGCTAGAGCATGGACTTATCAGTTAGAAGGACATGAATGTTATGTTTTAAGTTTTCCTACGCTTGATTTAACGTGGGTATATGATTTTTCTACACAGATGTGGCATAAATGGTTGTGGGTAGATAATTACAATGTTTACCACCGACACAGAGGTAATTGTCAGGCAAATTTTCAAAATTTAAATTTAGTTGGTGATTTTGAAAATGGCATTATTTACCAATTAGATCAAAATAATTACACAGATAATGGTCAAGAAATACGCAGATTGCGTAGAACACCACATTTAGTTACTGATTATCAACGTCAATATTTTGATGAATTACAAATATATTTTCAGCCAGGTGTAGGAACAACTGGATTGTCAGTAAATGTTCCAAATATTCAATCTCCATTTTTTATTGCTCCATCACAAACATATATTGTTCCTGCTAATGCAACAATTTATTTAAGTAATTTATCAACCATTAATGCAAATACTCCTACAAATCAACCACAGGCTATGTTGAGATGGTCAAATGATGGTGGTTCAACGTGGAGTAATGAACATTGGGTAAACATCGGTGCATTAGGTAAATACAAAAATCGTGCTATTTGGAGAAGATTGGGAACGGCAAGGGATCGAGTATTTGAAGTTGTTGTAACTGATCCAATAAAAGCTGTAATTGTGTCGGCAAATTTAAAAGCTACTGAGGGTGAATCTTGAACTACATTAATCAACCTAATACCCCTTATCCGCAAGTTGAATTTATGGATGTTACGACTAAACGACCAAATCGTGCATGGCAACAGTTTTTTTTAAATATTTTAAATTTTAGTAGCTCAAATACAGCATCTACAGGTGGGGCAACATTACCAGCTAATCCTGCTGGGTTTATGAATGTAACGGTTAACGGTCAACAATATAAAGTGCCTTATTACAATGTCTGAAATTATTGAACATTTTGTGCCAAGTCGTGAGCAAATTAATGCTTTACAAACAGAAATGAGTGTAATGCCACAGGCAGAATTAAAAACAGATCATTATTTTAGCGGTGGTATGTATTGTCGTAAAGTTTTTAGACCTGCTGGTACATTGATTGTTGGCAAAATACATAAAGAAGATCATATTTTTTTATGTGCAAGCGGTCAAATTATGGCATGGACTGAAAACGGTATGAAAACATTAAACGCTGGCGATATTGTGGAATCTAAAGCTGGCACAAAAAGAGTAACTTTAGCGTTAACTGATGCAATTGGTATAACAATACATAAAACCGATGAAAAAGACTTAGAAGTTATAGAAAAACAACTGATTGAACCTGATAATTTAGCACTTTTTGATTTTAATAATGAGATTAAAAAGTTTATAATTGAGGGTAAGGAGAATACATTATGACATGGGTAGCTACAGCTATTGTTGGAAGTTCTTTAATAGGTGGATACTTTTCCTCTCAAGGGGCGCAAAATGCTGCAAATACGCAAGCTCAAGCTGGATTACAAGCTCAACAACAAGTTTTGGCTGCTGGACAAAAAGCCTCTGAAAATTATCTTCCATATCAACAATTAGGTCAAACAGGTGTAAATGCTTTAAACCAGCAAATGCCGTACTTAACGTCACAATTTTCTAATGCTGACTTAAATTCCCAATTAGCTCCTAACTATGCTTTTCAATTACAACAAGGTCAACAATCAACTAATGCGGCTAATAATGCAACAGGTGGAATGGTTGGTGGTAATGCTTTACAAGGATTAAATACATTTAGTCAAAATTATGCACAAGGCGCATATCAAAATGCATTTAATAATTATCAAGCGCAACAAACTAATATTTATAATAAATTAGCTGGAATTGCAGGAATTGGAATGGCTGGTGCTACTGGTGCTGCAAATGCTCAAATTGGCACAGGTACAAATGTGGCAAATATTACACAAGGCATAGGTAATGCTCAAGCCGCTGGTCAAATAGGTCAAGCCAATGCAATTAGTGGTGCTGTTGGGAATGTTGGTAATGCAGGTGCATTGTATGGAATGAATCAATCAAATGCTAATCCTTTGTCTAATATGGGGTTGCTTGGTAATAATTCTACAGGATACACATATTCAAATCCTGGTTCTGTAGGGCCACCCAATCCTGGTATAACTGGCCCGTTTGAAATAGCTTAAAGGGATAAATCATGGCAGAAGTCCAACAAGCAAATACAAGTATTTACGGAAATATTCAAGCTCCTAAACAAATGAGTTTGGCGGATATGCTTAATTTAAGCAAATCAAGTTACGAGTTAAATAAAATGAAGGAATTATATCCTTCAATGATTGAGGAACAAAAAGCAAAATCTGAATCAGCACAAGCTCAATCAAAAATTACTGGTATTGAATTAGAAAAATCAACACAAGCAAATGAAGAACGTAAAATTGCACAATCATTATTTAGCGATCCAAGTAATTATTTAGATAAAAACGGCAATATTGATGTGCCAAGAATTACTAAAACTGTAAATGCAGTAATGCCATATACAGGTGCTGAATACATTAAAAAATATACAGATTTAGCACAAAATCAATCAACTGCTGCGTCTGCTAAAACAAGACTTACTGATGAGCAACGTGGTTCTTTAGGTAGTTTATTAGGTGGTATGAGTGCCGCAGGTATTGATGATCCAAAAAAATATGCTGAATCTGTACAGCGTTGGGCAGACCAGCATCCTGGTGATAAAAATATACAAGATTTAGCAAGTGCGTACATTGGTAATTTAAAATATGCACAACCTGGCGATCAAACTAGATTAACTGCTGCTAAAGCTGCTCAAGAATATAAAGGACCTGCACAACAAATTGGCGCAAACGCTGCTGGACAAACAGTTGTTACTAATACGTTGACTGGTGAACAACGCATACCTGGTCAACCACAAGCAAATCCCAATCCTACAAGCGGTGGAGTTGGCGCATTAAATGAATATACTAAAAATTTAACTAATCGAGTTGAAAGTGCTACTCAAGTTGATACACGATTAAATGAATTACAAGATTTGATGAGTAAATTTAAACCAGGTGCAGGAACTAAAACATATCAAGAAATTGCACAAAAACTTCAAGCTGTCGGTGCGCCTCAAGCATTGGTTGATAAAGTGGCTGGTGGAGATTTATCAGCGGCACAATCATTTAATAAGTTTATTGCTCAAGTTGTTACGTCAAGTATTGGTAGTTTGTCTGACAAATCTACAGCAAATTCAATTAATGATTATATTAAAAATAATCCAGATATAAATACTGATGAACGAGCATTAAATAGATTTATTGGTTTTGCAAAAAAACAAAATCAAATACCTGTTGAAGAACAAAATTTTTTATTAAATAAAATGAAATCTGGATCTTTAAATCCTGATACGCATATTGGTGAAGCGCAACAACATATTCGTGAAAAGTTTTTAAGTCCTACACAAGCTGAAAGTGTAAAAGAAAATCCATCTTCTGTTGGTGGTAAAACAGTTACAGGAAATTGGAAAGGCAAACCTGTAATCAGTCGTGATGGCGGAAAAACTTGGGAATTGAAATAATGGATAACCTTTACGGATCTTTGGAAAAACAATATGGTTTGCCTGAAGGCGCATTATCCGCTATACAAGGAGCTGAAAATAGTGGAGATCAAGCTGTAAGTCCAAAAGGTGCTGCTGGTCGTTTTCAATTTATGCCAGCTACAGCTAAAGCATACAATGTTGACGTAAATGATCCAATTAGTTCTGCAGAGGGAGCAGCTAAATATTTATCTGACCTTACTAAACATTATGGTAGTTTTCAGGCTGCTGTAGCCCATTATAACGGTGGGACAAGCCAAGCTAAAGCTGTGCTTGCTGGGATAGAACCAACTTACAAAGAAACAAAAAATTACTTACAAAAAGTTAAGTATTCAATGCCACAGATAAACCCTGATGAAGTTGAATATGATGGAAAGCCATCAAGTGTAAAAATTAATCCATCGGAAGTAATTATTGATGAGCCTATTTCCGCTAAAGAAGTAACAAAAGATTTGCCTACTCAATTTGCTAATATGAGTAAATCTCAACAAGCATTAGAAGGATTTAAAAAATCTTTTAGAGATATAGGTTTAGGCGCAAGACAAGTAATTGATCCATTAGCGGTAGCAATTGAAGAAAAATTACCATTAGTAAAACAATTAGAAGAAAAATATGGATACAAAACTGCAGAACAAACTGCAAAAGAAACACCTGAATTAATTAAAAAAGAACGTGAGCAATATGCGCCATTAATGGAAACAACACCAGGTATGCTTGGTAATGTTGCAGGTCAAGTTGCACAACAAGCATTAGGCGGTGGATTAATTAAAGGTGCAGGAGCTATGGGCGCAGTATCGGGCGCATTGCAACCTACATTACCTGAAGAAAGCCGTGCATTTAATACTATTGCAGGTGGGGCTTTAGGGAAAGCTGGAGAAGCGGTTGCGTCAGGCATTAGCCGTATTGGACAACCAATTCAAGAGGCATTAGAACCAAGATTAAAACAAGCTGTAGATGTATTAAGAAAAGCTGGAATACCTTTGGATGCCGCACAAGCAACAGGTTCTGCATTACTTACTCGTGCAAAAACAATTTTAGATACCAATCCTTTAACTGCAGGATTTGAACAAAAAGCTGCTGCAGAACAACAATCGGCATTTAATAAAGCTGTTTTAGAAAAAATTGGCGCAGATGCTAATTCGGCAACTTCTGATGTAATGGGAGCTGCTGCAAAACGTATTAATGGGATATTTAAAAATATACTAGATAACAATAATGTTAAGTTAACTGATAAATCAGTAGCTAATATTGCAAAAATACAAGAAGCTGCTAATGATTCTGAAATTACTGCTGTTGGAAAAATTGCAGATAGAATTGTAAAAAATGTTCAATCAGATGGCACAATTCCTGGTCAAACTGCTTACGAAATAAAAACAAATTTAGATAGATTGGCAAGTTCGGCAGATTCTACAACTGCGTATCATGCCAGACAATTACGAACAGAATTATTAGATACCATCAATAATTCATTATCAGATGTTGACCGTGAAGCGTTTTCTACTGCTAGAAATCAATTTAGAAACATGAAAACGATAGAAGGTGCAATTGATAAAGAAGGCGGTGGAAATATTAGTCCAGCTCGATTAGCTAACGTAATGGGTCAAAAAGCAAATCGTGGCGCATCTATTTATGGTCGTGGCAATCAAGATTTAGTAGAATTAGCGCAAGCAGGTAATATGCTTTTAAAAGATAAAACCCCTAATAGCGGAACTATTGCTAGAGGTGCAGCATTATTATTACCTGGTGTTGTTTCAAGTGCTGCTACTGGGTTATATACAGGTGATTTACAACAAGCAGGTGAAGCTGGGTTAGCTGGTGTTGTTGCTCCTAAAATATTTCAAAAAGCACTTAGAAGCCAATATTTAGAACAAGGATTAAAAAACCAAGCAATAAAAGATATGTTGAATTTACCTAAAAAAGCACAACTAGGAAAAATTGCACCAGGATCATTTAATGCCTATTTACAATCTATACAACCACAGGAAAAATAATGTCAGTTTTATTATCGCCAATTGGTAACGGATTTCAATTCTTTACGTCTACAGGATTGCCTTTAAATGGTGGGTATTTATATACTTATCAAGCAGGTTCATCTACTCCATTAACAACTTATACTGATGTTACTGGCACTATTTCTAATGCCAATCCTATTACTTTAGGAACGGATGGTAGGCCACAAACTGAAATATGGTTAACGCAAGGATTGTCATATAAATTTGTTTTAACAGATTCTGCAAATAATCAAATACAAACTTACGATAATCTTTATGGAATATTACAACAAGCTCCAAGTGTAACTGGTACTGTTCCTAGTGGATTAATTGCAATATGGTCAGGATCAGTAGGATCAATACCTAGTGGTTGGGTATTATGTAATGGCGCAAATGGTACACCAGATTTGCGTAACTCATTTATTTTAGGCGCAGGTAATAGTTATTCAGTTGGACAAACAGGTGGCACATCTTCAATAACAATAGGACAAACAAATTTACCAAACGTAAACTTTAATGCTACGTCAACTGTTACAGATCCAGGTCACTTCCATAATCAACAAGGTTCTACATATACTTCTGCCGCTATAGGTGGCAATACACCATTAGCTTCTAATTATCAAACACAAACTATGGGTCCAACTACTACAGCTACTACTGGAATTACTGTAGCTACAACCGTTGCATCTGGTGGATCAGGAACTGCTATTAATACTTTACCACCGTATTATGCGTTAGCATTTATTATGAAAACATAGGTATGGATATGTCTGATATTGACCCAGTTAAAATAGGTGTAATGTGGCAAAAAGTCGAAGCTATGGAAAAAGAAGTGACTGAAATGCGACAAGACATTAAAGAATTACTTGCTATGGCTAATAAAGGTCGTGGTGGTTTCTGGGTTGGTATGATGGTTGTATCTGCATTAAGTACGTTTGTTGGATATGTAACACATTTATTTGCAGGTAAATAATGTGTCAAATCCAATTGCTGAAAGCGCAAAATCATTAAGTGAAGGATTAAACCAAGCTCGTGAAGCTGGTAAAAGCCTAACTAAAACAATTGAAAACATACAGCATGATGGAGTAGAAGTAGCGCAAGAACAGTTACAAAACAAAAAACGACATGATGCATTAGATGAAGCAAAAGAAAATTCATTAATTTATAAAGCAATACAAGAATACGAGTCACAAAAAAATATCATTATTGCAGAAAACAAAGCTGAAATAGATTTCAAAAAAAAGTATGGCGCAAAAGAATGGGCAAAAGTTTTAGAATTACGAGCCATTGTTGAAAAGGAACAAAAGGAAAACGCAAAGTATTACGGCCATAAATTAAAAGATGTACAACGTGTTCAGTTTTATTGTTGGTTTGCTGCTTTTATTGTTACTTGTTTGCTTTATTGGTTTAACGTGGTATGAATTGGACAAAATATTGGTTTACCGTATTTATTTTTGAATTGTTTATTTGGGGTTATATTTTGTTTTTGGATTGGGAAATACGTCAATTAACCAAAAAACCCAAACCAATACGTTTTAAGATTACTCGAACAATAACTAAAGAACGTACCAAAAAGGATATTGTGCGTGGATGATGAAGTGTTTAAAATATGGTTAATATTTGCCTTAGTGTGCATGATGGCAATTATTTTATTAAAGGATTGATATGGATTGGTTAGCGCAAATCGCACCTGGTATAGCAACAGCTCTTGGTGGTCCATTAGCAGGGTTAGCAGTAACAGCAATATCTAAAGCTCTTGGAGTTGATGAAAAAGACGTACAGACTACGATTGAGTCAGGCAAACTTACTGCCGATCAATTAGCGTCTATTAAACAAGCCGAGATTCAATTACAAACACAAGCGCAACAACTAGGTTTAGACTTTGAAAAACTTGCTACAGATGATCGTAAATCAGCAAGGGATATGCAGTCCGCTACTAAATCGTTTGTACCACCATTGCTTGCTTTATTGGTTACATTTGGATTTTTTGGCATTTTATCTTCATTGATGTTAGGTATTGCACAAAAATCAGACGAGTTAATGATTATGTTGGGTAGTTTAGGTACAGCGTGGACAGGTATTATTGGATTCTATTTTGGTAGTTCTGCCCATTCAGAAAAACAATCAGAAATGTTGCATCAGAGTACCCCGACAAATGGATAGTAATTTTGATAAAGCCTTAGCTTGCGTACTTAAATCAGAAGGGTTATATGTTAATAATCCTGCTGATCCAGGTGGGGAAACAATGCGTGGGGTTACTCGCAATGCTTGGTCAACATGGATTAAACGGCCAGTAGAAGATGGCGAGATGGCAAAATTAACCGTTGAAGATGTAGCACCATTTTATAAAGCATTGTATTGGGAATCAGCAGGGTGCGACAAAATGCCTATTGGCTTAGATTATTTATTGTTTGATGCTGCGGTTAATATGGGAGTTGGTCGAGCTGTACGTCTTTTGCAACAGTCATTAGGATGTGTGCCAGACGGTGTAATTGGCCCTAATGTAATAAACGCATTAAACATTACTCCAGTTGACAGATTACTAACAAAATTTACTACGCAAAAAGAACAGTTTTATAAATCACTTAAAACATTTAGTGTATTTGGTCAAGGATGGTTAAACAGGTGTCAAGATGTACTTAACAACGCAAAGGAATTTATAGATGGCAAACTTTAAAATTGATGGCAAACATTACGAATCTAAAAAAGGTCACTATGTAGTTGAACGTGAGCATGAGAAAAAAGAACACAATGAATTAGTGCGTTTAGAAAAGAAGCTAGACAAACACATGAGTTTACCTGCTGACAAGGCACATCCTTCAGATCAGAAAGATGCGCCATTGCCTAATATGCGGAAATATTAAAACTTTATAATTTTTGCTACTTTGTATGGTAATCCATGTTTCGTAAATGTATTACCTACAACTGTATTGCGTGAATCGTTGTAAACCCAATTCTTATCTTTGTAAGGTGGATTGTTATTTGAATATTTAGAATGTGAATGTGCTTTCATTTTGGTTCACCTATGCATTTATAAAGTTTGTATTCTTTTGATTTATGCCATTTATCAACAATGGTATAACCTGCCTTACGCAGTTCTCCAACCCTAGTTGATAGCTTCATACCACCACCTTCTAAAAATGCGTCTAGTGGGCTTATCCAGCGTTTCTTAGCCAGTTTTACAATTATTTGATGTTGCGTCATTTTATTCCCCTTATGATTTCAGTCATTAAAATTACAATCCCACATAAAAACATCCCAATACCTATACAAAATCGTACCATTTTTTTGTGCCTTTCTTTGTATCATATATGTTGCATTAAGCCTCTATTGATTCATTTATGATTCACTTTCTTTATCATCCAAATAAACAGAAAGGTCGATCATGTCTTTAGGATCTCCACCTCGCCTAAAATAGTCGTTACCACCATCAACAAAAATAGATTTACACTTACACCACACAAAGTCATGCCGAGTTTTAGACT